GCGGACGCCGGTGGATCAATCACGTTTGCGATCGAGATCCCGAGGGTTCTCGCAAAGACCGCTGATTTTGCGAGCGCCGCTGAAGGCGACTCCCTGGTGATTGGCGGAGTGACATACACGATCCTGGTTGTGATGCCGGATGGTCAGGGGATGACCGAGCTCAGATTGGAGAAACAGTGATGGCACACGTTCGGAAACAGATCCGCGATGCAGTGGCGACAGAATTGACCGGTCTCGCAACGACCGGTTCTCGCGTTTTCAAAGGTCGCTTTTATCCGATCCAGAACGACAATCTCCCGGCGTTGTGCATTTATACAGCTGACGAAGAGGCCGAACTGGGTGTGATTGGTACGTCACGCGGTTCTGATCGAATCCTGGCGGTCACTGTTGAGGCATACGCGAAGAGCAAAACGATCGTCGAGGATACGCTCGACACCATCGCTGTTGAGGTGGAAGAGGCAATGTCAAGCGACACTACACTTGGCGGCCTTTCTAAAGATATAATGTACACAGGTTTTGATCTGGACGCGGACGCCGATGGCGAACAAACCGTTGCCGTGCTCAGGTTGAATTTTTCGGTACGCTATCGCGTGGCCGAGGATGATGTTGAAACAGCTATCTAGGGAGATAGACACATGGCTACACATACCGGAAGCGAAGGCGTCGTAAAGTTTGCCGCAACAGGCGGATCAGTCGCTCAGGTCGCAGAAGTTCGTTCGTACACGCTGGATCTGACAGCTGACACGATCGAGAACACAAGCATGGGCGATTCGTTTCGTTCGTACACAACAGCGCTGAAGGCGTTCTCGATCGCTGTCGAGTGTTTCTGGGACGAGACTGACACAAACGGTCAGATGACAATCGATCCAGGCACAACCGTTGATTTCGAACTGTATCCAGAAGGTACAGCATCGGGCGCGACATATTACTCAGGATCAGCAATCGTCACTTCACGTTCGATCACAGCGTCTTTTGACGGTATGGTTGAAGTGTCGTTCGCGGCAACTGGCACTGGTGCTCTGACAGAAACAACCGTTTAAGGTGATACATGAGTCTCGGAAAAGAACTGGCGGCGCGTCGTAAGGCAAACCGCCGGAAGACTGAAGTTCCGGCCTGGTCAACTGACGAAGAAACGTTCGTAATTTATGCGAGCGCTTTGACGTGTCGAGATGTTGAGAAAATCCAGCGGAAACACAAAGATTTCATCAACAATCCAACAGTCGAGGCGATGGTCGATTTGATTATCCAAAAGGCCGAGGATGCAAATGGTGATAAACTTTTCACACTCGAAGACAAAGCGTTTTTGATGGATGAAGAGTTGACCGTTATTTCGGAGATCGCTGGCGTATTTGGTGAAACCGTTTCGGTTGAGGAATCGGAAAAAAACTAAAGAGCGATCCGCTGAGGATGAACGTCATAGCGTTGGCGGATCGCCTGGGTAAAACGATCGAAGAGATGGAACAGATCACCGTCTCCGAACTCAACGAATGGCTGGCGTATTTTAAGGTGAAAGAAGATGGCAAACCAAAAACTTAACATCACGATCGCCGCCATTGATAAAACCAAAGGCGCTTTCGGCGCGGTGACCAAATCATTGGGGATCGCATCGAAGGCGCTGTTTTCGTTCAAGACAGCCATCGTCGGTGCGGTCGGTGTTGGTGGCCTGGGATTATTGGTCAACCAATCACTGAAGAGCATCGATGCGCTCGGAAAGACAGCTGACAAACTCGGTGTCACAACTGAAGCGCTTGGCGCTATGCGCTATGCGGCGGAGCTCACTGGCGTTGCCACTCAAACAACCGATATGGCGATGCAACGGTTCACACGGCGTCTCTCAGAGGCGGCCGCTGGAACTGGTGAAGCCAAAGGCGCTTTGATCGAGCTCGGCATCAACGCCAAAGATCTCGCGCAATTACCACTCGACGATCAAATGTTGGCGCTGTCTGACGCATTCACAAGCGTCCAGAGTCAATCCGATCGAGTTCGCCTGGCGTTCAAATTGTTCGACTCGGAAGGTGTGGCGCTTGTCTCCACATTGAGCAAAGGCCGCGAAGAGCTCGCGGCGATGTTTGCGGAAGCGGACGATCTCGGGATCTTGTTATCTGGTGATGCCGCTCGAGGCGTCGAAGACGCGAACGATGCGTTATTGCGTCTTTCACGTTTATTTGGCGGGATCAAAGATCAGATCGTTGCGGCGCTAGCGCCAGCACTCGAGACACTGGCAACCGCTCTGAAGACAAAGATTGTCGAAGGCATCAAGGCGGCGAATGGATCAGTTCGTCAATTTGCTGAAAGCGCCGCTCGACTATTGTTGAACACAATCGGCGACATACTGATTGGCCTGGGAAATTTCTTCCAACAGGTCGTCAATTTTACGAACGACACAATTCGCCTGGTCAACCAGCTGAACGCGCTGATCGGAATCGAAAAACGATTCACTCTGGTAACGGCTGATTTCACACAGAGTCTCGAATCAGCTGGTGTGTTCGTGAAGAGTTTGGCGGACAACATCGGCCAGCCACTTCCGAAAGCAATGCAAACAGCTGGTCAGCAAACGCAACAGCTGACAGGCGTGATTGGCCAGGCGGCCAAAGGTTTCGAGAACTTCAAACGTTCGGCGGAATCCGCAACGATCGACGTCTCAGGCTATGTGGAGCGCGGAATGGAAGCGTTGACACAATCCCTGGCGAACGTCGTGACCGGCGCTGGAAATGCAAAAGACGCATTCAAAGATATGGCACGCTCGATCATCAACGACATCGCGATGATGGTTATCCGGCAACAGATCACGGCGCCAATCGCCGGGGCGATCTCGAGCGCGTTGCCGACATTCTTTGGCGGTGGTGCAACTGGTAAAGCGATCGGCGGATCTGTCCAGGCTGGGAAACCATACATGGTCGGAGAGCGCGGAGCGGAGATGTTCGTTCCATCACGCTCTGGATCGATCGTCCCAGCGCAGGATCAGAATGGCGGCGTCAGCGTCATCCAAAACATCAACATCTCGACCGGCGTCCAACAGACCGTTCGCGCCGAGATCCAATCAATGCTTCCACAAATCGCGAACGCATCGAAGGCCGCGGTTCTGGATGCTCGACGTCGTGGCGGATCATTTGCCGCCGCATTTGGGGGATAAACAGTGGCCGAATCTTATCCACTCAGTTTGCCGACGGTCAGCGGATTCACACAAGTTCGCCTGGTCGCTCGATCATCTGTTGGCGTTTCAACGTCGCCATTCAGTTACAAACAACAGGTCTACCGTCATCCAGGGCAACGCTGGGAAGCGGAGCTCACAGTTCCGCCATTGCGTCGCGAAAGCGCCGAGGAATGGTTGTCATTCCTGATGCGTTTGCGCGGTCGGTTCGGGACATTCCTGTTGGGTGATCCACTTGGCGCGACTCCACGCGGTTCCGCCGCAACAGCGCCAGGCACTCCACTTGTGAATGGTGCAGACCAAACCGGCGATGAACTGGTGATCGATGGTATTCCGACCAGTGGCGACGATTATCTGAAGGCTGGCGATTATATTCAGCTGGGGTCAGGTGCGACCGCTCGGTTGTACAAGGTGCTCGAGGACGTCGCGATCGATGGATCTGGCGGAGCAACTCTGAACATTTGGCCAGCGCTCCGGTCATCGCCAGCTGACGATGCCACAGTTACCGTTAGTAACGCGAAGGGCGTGTTTCGCCTGGCGTCAAACGAAACCGATTGGGACGCAAACCAGCTGGGAATTTACGGCACCACGTTTGCGGCGAATGAGGCGTTATGAGAACTGGTGCTCCAAGCGCGTTCACTGATGATTCGCTGACTCCATTCATTGCGGTCGAACTGGAGTTCGACTCCGGAACGGTGCGTCTTTGGAATGGATACATTGATCTCGAGATCGACGGTTCGACGTTTATCGGATCGGCGGATCTGATGGCGGTCTCTGGTGTCGAAGAGACCGGAGAGATCGCCGCCAAAGGGATCAATATGACGCTCTCTGGCATCTCGACGTCACTGATCTCGATCGCGCTCACTGAGAAATATCAAAACCGCACCGCTCGCGTTTACATCGGATCGATCGCCGCAAACGGTACAGTCTCCGCGTACACTCTATTCGCCGGGCGAATGGACGTGATGACGATCGAAGAGAATGGCGAAACCGCCACGATCTCTCTGTCAGCTGAAAACCGGCTGATCGATCTCGAGCGTCCCAGGGTTCGCCGGTACACATCGGAAGATCAAAAGTCGCTTTATCCAGGCGATCTCGGTCTCGATTACGTCAACGATTTACAGGACAAGACACTTGATTGGGGCAAATCGACAGACTGATTGGCCAGAGCGCCTGTCTGAATTAGTGATCGCGTCAGCTGACAAAGAGTTTGCCTGGGGCGTTTTTGATTGTTCTCAATTTTGTATCGATGCCGAAATCGCCATCACTGGCGATACCAGGTTTTGGGATTACCATCGCAACTACAAAACCCAGCGCGGCGCGGCGTGGAAACTCAAGCAAAAAGGATTCGATGATCTTTGGGATTTGCTCAATTCGCGCCTGGACGTGCTCGAGAATGCTAAACTTGCACAACGCGGCGACGTGATCGGTCATTACACCGAAGATGGCGAGTCGCTTGGAATCCTGATCGGCGATCGATTCGCTTGTGTTGGGAAGCCAAAAGGAATCGTTTTCAAACCGCTGTCTGAGGCGGTGTGCGCTTGGAGATTGTAAATGGGCGGTGATGTCGGAAAGGTCGTAAAAACAGCTGTCGTTGCCGCCGCGATTGCAACCGGCGTCGGTTTGGTTCTCACGCCAACCCTGGTGTCCACTGCCGCGTTTGCTGGTATGCAAGGAACACTGGCATATTTCGCTGGATCTTTTGCGGTGAACGCCGCTCTGGGCGCCGTGGGCTCCGCTCTCGCATCAAAGCCAGAGGCGAACACATCGGTCGCGGAGCTCCAGGGTCGAACCGTGATGAC